AATGGCTGTAGAAAACAGAGGAAGTTTAGTACCAACTAAAATTCCAGCATTAATTGATGATGCTAATATTCAAGATGCTTTAAAGGCATACCACTACGGTTCCTATGATTTTGATACCGCAGAAACAGACCCAGCAGAACTTTTAAATCCATCAATTGCTTATACAATTAATAGTTTACAGAGTCAAATTACTACAAAGGCTGCCCTAGAGGTTTCAGCAAGAAATATATCTTCAGCACAAAATTCTGCACCCGTTGCAGCAAACTTTACAGCATTTTCTGAAACAATTCCAAACGGATATATTTGGGTAGACAAAGATGCAGCAGCCCCAGTAGGATATCTATCAGCAACATCTATTTACACAGCAACACAGCCATCAACTGGATTAGCTAATGGAGTTATTTGGATTAAAAAAGGATCAAGCCCATTAGAGATGTATGTTTATAATGGTGACACTAGCACTTTTGATCAGGTGGTTTAATGCCAACATCATTTAATTACGACGGTAAACCAGGTTACATATATAACGCAGCAGACGATACTTGGTATGAATTATCTGGTAAAACAGATACATCTGGAACATTTGAGTGGGCTGGGCTACAAAGCTATTTATCTGCTGTAACAATGCTTGAATCTTTGGTTGCAAAAAAGGGTATAAACAACTATCTCAATCCTACAGCAAGAGATGCATCAATAACTTCTCCAGTGGCTGGGTCAATATGTTTAATAAGGCAAGATGGCAGTGGTAATACAGTTTATCAACTTCAATACTATAATGGATCTTCTTGGATTGGTTTTATACCTTCTCAAATTAATAATGAAGGAAAATACTTGCAAACAAATGGTACAATAACATCATGGGTAGATTTAGATGACCCAATACCAACATCTTTCATGCTGGGTGGAATGTGATTAGGGGATATAATGGCAAGCGTATATAAGGTATTAGGACAGGCAAATCCGTCTGCAGCCACTGAGTCTATTCTTTACACAACTCCATCTAGCACACAGACTGTAGCATCAAGTATTACAATTTGTAATCAAGCAGCAACATCTGCAACATTTAGAGTTGCTGTAAGGCCATCAGAGGACGCTACAACTACCAGCAAACATTATTTGGTTTATGGAACAACAGTTGCAGCAAATGACACTATTGTATTAACAATTGGAGTAACTCTTGCTGCTTCAGATAAAATTCTAGTTTATCCTTCAACTGGAAATATATCTTTTGCAGCATACGGATCTGAAATTTCTTAAGATGACAGTTTCAAAAGCATCATTAAGTAAACTACAATATACTACACCAATCAATGATCTTCCAGATAGTGCAGTGCCAACTGCAACAGATGTTGGAACATCTCGTCCATTTAATAATGGATCTGCAACTATTACATTGGTAGCTGCCACAACAGGTGGTCCAGTAACAGACTATACAGTAACATCAACTCCAGGATCTTTTACAGCTACTGGTTCTTCACCATTAACAGTTACAGGATTACAATCTGGCACAGCTTATACATTTACATCAAAAGGAAATAGTGCACTAGGAAGTTCTTATTTGCCAAGTATAGCTTCAAATTCAATTACAGCAACTACTGTTCCAGGAACTCCAACAATTGGTGTGGCAACTAAAGTAAGCAATACAGTAGTAAGTCTAACATTTACACCACCAGCAACTGGCGGTAAGGCAATTAGTGGATACACTATAACCTCATCTCCATCTATTTCAATAACTACCAGTGCTGGAACAACAAGTCCTTTAACTGCTACTGGGTCATTTTCTGGAGGACAATCTTATACTTTTACTATTGCTGCAATTAATGCTAATGGTACTGGAGTTGCAAGTTCTGCAAGCTCTGGAATTATTGTTTCAGAAACCTCTGTTCCAGCTAAACCTGCTGCTCCAACTGTAGTAACCTCAGCACTTAAAGACACCGTATCTTGGATTGCCCCAGCAAACGGTGGAAGTACAATTACGGGCTACACTTGGGCCTCATCGGACGGTAAAGGTGGCACGGTTAGTGGAACAACCTTATCTGTTGAAGTAACACAAGAAGCAAATACTTCACAAACCTATACTGTTTATGCTACTAATGCAATTGGAAATTCTGCAATATCAGATCCATCTACTAGCGTAACAACACCACCATTTTTCCCACCATTTTTTCCAGGATTTGGTCCATTCTTCCCACCATTCTTTCCATTTTTCCCATTCTTCCCACCATTCTTCCCCAACTTTGTGTACTCATCTAAGAGATTCAAGCACAGCATACAAAGACTTATTAATATTAAATTAAAATAAATAAAAAACCCTCCAAGCCAAAAGCAAGGAGGGTATTTTTATATTAAAGGTTATTACTTACATGGATATTTAGAGTACCATTCTTGATACCGTTTCCCATTAAGGGATGACCATGCTGACCAATCTTCTCCACCCTTAGTCATGTGGAGAGCAATCTGTGCGTTAACAACTGGGTTTAACAACTCAGCGTTTGAATCTAGTTCAAACTTTTCTCTACGATCTGACCCAAGTTCTCCAAGCATATTTATTTGAAATACACCATAAGAACTATCTCCTGTTTTTACATTACCGTTAAAAGCAAGGGGACGACCATTAGATTCTGCCTTTGCAATAGCACAAGCAGACCTCAAAGCCTTCTCCTTAAATCCAACAGCTTTCAACATATCAACTAGTTGCTCATCAGTTAATTTATGAGCATTTTCATATTTTTCAAGCTTTTTTTCTTTAGAAACCAAAAAAGCCACCTGTGGGGTGGCAGAAACCTCTAAAGACTTTTTGCTTAATAAATTGTTTTCGTTAGTAGCTTTTGCAGAACCAGAAAAAACGGCACTACAAAGAACTAAAACAAACACCCCTAGCCAAACTTTTGCCTCTCTCATTGTAAAATACCTCCTAGAGAACAAATGCTACCAATCGGTAGCATACATTAATTATAACATCAATTTAGTCTTTTGGTCAAGTTTTAAAAATAGTATATAAAAATACTATAAATATAATTGTAGTTGGTGGTATAATGATAATATTATGGCTACATTTAGAGGTCAAGGCGCAAGCTCATATTCTGTTGGTTTAACTCCACCAAATGTATTATGGACAATTGTTCGTGGTGATACATCTTCATTTCGTGTTTATGTTACAGATGATAATAAAGACGCACTAAATATTCCTGATTGGACTATTGCAATGGAAGTTAAGCGACCAAACACTTCCCCTGGAGATTTTACAGATGATGCAGAATTAATTGTTGATCTTTATCCAACTCAAACAGAAATAGATAGTGCTGGAGAATTTACTGTTTCACTTACAGCAAATGAGTCTGTGTTGTTAGAGACTGGAGATATTTTTGATATTGAGCTAAGCGATGATTCTAGAGTATGGACAGTTGCACGTGGCACAATGAATGTTATTGAAGATGTAACTAATAGCGAGTCATAATGGCATCTGTTATTATTATTGATACAGATAGCCATAAAGCAAAAAGTGTTAACTCTGTTGGGTATCCAATATCAGAAATTTTATATAAAACAAGAGCAATAAAAATTAATGAAGTCTTACCATTTAGGGTTAGATTCACAACAATTGGAGTTGGTCCAGCATACGGAAACATACCTGGAATTGGTCTTCAAATAATTGGAATCAATAATTATATTCTTTAATATCATGATATAATAACACTATGGCAAAGATATCAATAGCAAATATTAAATCACTATTTCAAACTGGTGATAGACCAACTCAGGAAAACTATGTAGATTTAATTGATAGTACTTCTGCTAGGTCTACAGATCTTGGTTCAGATGGCAATAATGAGCAAACAATCAACGGTATTGAAAACTCAACAATTTTTGATAGCTTTACAGCAAGTGAATGGCGATCAATGAAATATATGGTTTCCATTAAACATGTAGCTGGTGGTGCAAACAAGTACTACTCTACAGAATTAAACATATTAATTGACGGATCAGGAATATCTGTTAGTGAATATGCAACTATTGACAATGATGGGAATATTGGCACCATCTCTGTTTCAAGGGCTGGAGATACAGTTTCATTAACTGTTCTTCCAGTAGGGGGAATGACACCTATAACTCTACGCTACATGCGTATGGGATTAAAGGCCTAACCTAGGAGATAAAAGATGGCAACAGTAACAAAAGACTTTAGAGTAAAAGCGGGGCTGGTAGTTGAGGGATCAACCGCAACCGTAAATGGCCACGACATATTAACAGAAGCATTAGTAGACGTAAAAGGTGATTTACTAGTTGCTTCAGCAGCAGACACCGTAACTCGCCTTGCAGCGGGTACAAACGGACATGTTCTTACAGCAAATTCTGGAGCAACAAACGGAATTGAGTGGGCAGCACCAGCAGCAGTTGGTGTATTTGAATCAAGCATTGTCTTTGAAGGTGCGACAGCAGATGACTATGAGACTACACTTACAGTAGTAGATCCTACAGCAGATCGTACAATTACACTTCCAAATGCAACAGGAACAGTTGTTCTTCAAGATTCAACTGAGACCCTTACAAATAAAACATTAAATTCACCAAAGATTAACGAAGACGTTGTACTTACAGCAACTGCTACAGAACTTAACTTAATAGATGGATCAGCAGCAGGAACCGTTGTAAATGGAAAAGCGGTAGTCTATGGTGCAACAGGTGAGGTAAATGCCACAACATTACAAATTGCTGGTACATCAATTACTTCAACAGCATCAGAACTAAACGTTCTTGATGGAATAACCGCTAGTACAACTGAGCTTAATTATGTAGACGGTGTAACGTCAGCAATTCAGACTCAGCTAAACGATAAGGCTTCTTCTTCAGATCTAACAACTCACACAGGTGCATCAACTGGTGTACATGGAGTTACAGGTTCAGTAGTTGGTACATCAGATACACAAACTCTTACAAATAAGACTCTTACATCTCCAGCAGTTGATGGAAATGGAATTGTTTTTGAGGGCGCAACAGCAAATGAATTTGAAACAACACTTACAGTTACAGACCCAACATCTGATAAGACTATTACTTTGCCAGATGCTACAGGTACTGTTGCTCTTACAAACAATAAGTTGGATGTCTTTGCAGCAACTACTTCATCAGAACTTCGTACAGTAATCTCTGACGAGACTGGTACTGGAGCACTTGTTTTTGCTGATACCCCAACGCTTGTAACACCAAACATTGGTGCTGCGACTGGTACATCTTTGGTTCTTTCAGGGGACCTAACAGTTAACGGTACAACAACTACAATTAACTCAACAGAAATTACAATTGATGACAAGAACCTTGTTCTTGGTGCAGTAACATCTCCAACAGATGCAGGCGCTGACGGCGGAGGTCTTACACTTAAGGGTAATACAGACAAAACTTTTAACTGGGTAGATGCAACTGATTCATGGACATCTTCTGAGCACATGGATCTTGCTTCTGGCAAGGTATTAAAGATTAATGGAACTGAAGTTCTATCAGCAACACAGTACACTGGAAATGCTGCAACAGTAACAAATGGTATTACTACAGCAAGCAAGATTTCAGCGCTGGCTGCAACAACATCTGCAGAAC